CTAACGACTCATTAGACTCAATCAATGCAACAAGTACTTCTATAGTTAAGTATATAAGTAAGAAGGCAGGCTTAGGAATTAACGCTGGAAAGATAAGGGCTGTTGGCTCACATATTGGCGATGGTTCTATAGTTCACACCGGTCTAATACCATTCCTTAAATTATTTCAAGCAAGTGTCAAATCATGTTCTCAAGGTGGAGTACGTGGTGGTGCAGCAACAGTATATCTACCGGTATGGCATTATGAATTTGAAGATCTTGTAGTACTTAAAAATAATAGAGGTACTGAAGAGACACGAGTACGTAACATGGATTATGCATTTCAATTTAATAAGCTTATGTATGAAAGGTTATTAGAAGGTGGTAAGATAACATTCTTCTCACCTGCTGATGTTCCTGGATTATATGATGCATTCTTTGAGGATCAAGATTTATTCAAAGAGTTATATGAAAAGTATGAGAGGTCATGGAAGATACGTAAGAAATCTCTACCAGCCCTTGAAGTATTCTCTCAGTTCCTAACAGAACGTAAAGAGACTGGACGAATATATCTACAAAACGTAGACCATGCAAATACACATGGTGCATTTATAGAGAAACAAGCACCTATACACCAGTCAAATCTTTGTTGCGAAATCGATTTACCAAGTCATGGATTAGAATCATATGATGATACAAATAAAGGTGAGATATCTTTGTGTACATTAAGTGCAATTAATTGGGGATTAATAAATGATCCTAAAGACTTTGAGAAGTATTGTGATCTTGCTGTACGTTCTCTTGATGCTCTTCTTGACTATCAGAATTATCCTATTATTGCAGCGCAACGATCAACAATGAATAGACGACCACTAGGTATAGGCATTATAAACTTTGCCTACTTCTTGGCGAAGCGTGGGCTGAAGTACAATGAGGAAGCCCTTGCCACCGTTGATTTGTATGCAGAGGCATGGTCATATTATCTCATAAAAGCTAGTGCAGACCTAGCAAAAGAGCAAGGAACGTGCTATAAAAATCTAGAGACTAAGTACGGGCATGGTATCTTGCCGATAGACAGCTATAAACCCGAGGTCAATGAATTAGTCAAACATAAGGAAAGAATGCCTTGGAAGGAACTCAGGGCGCAGCTTTTGAAAAAAGGCATAAGAAATTCAACATTAATGGCTATTATGCCCGCTGAAACATCAGCTCAGATCAGTAATTCAACTAATGGTATAGAACCTCCTCGTGCTCTTGTAAGTTATAAACAATCTAAGGATGGTATAATGCCACAGGTTGTACCTAATATTTATAACCTTAAGAACAAATATGATTTGCTATGGGACCAAGATGGACCAGAAGGTTATCTTAAAATTATGGCAGTACTTCAGAAGTATGTTGACCAAGGTATATCTGTTAACACCAGTTATAATCCATCCCAATATGAAGATAATAAGATACCTATGTCTGTCATGTTAAAGGACTTAATTACCTTCTATAAATATGGTGGTAAACAATTATATTATTTTAATACAAATGACTTGACTAATGAAGATGAGTCAACAATGGACATGGAACGTAAAGATTTTGATAGTGATAAAGAGTATGATGACTATTGTGAAAGCTGCGTTTTATAGAAGATTATTCTACAGAACTATTATATTATAGAATAATAATCTTTTTTTCGAAAATAGTTGCGTTTGCTATGTACTTTCCCTATAAATTATGTTATAATAGTTCTTTAAAATGAAAATAGGTTCCCAAGGAACCTTAGAATATAAATAAAATATGATTGAACTACTTACATGGGCGGGAATTGGATTTGTACTAACACTCGCTGTCATAGGATTGTTATCCAACTTTTTCTTCCCACTATTCCTTAAACTAAATGATGAAATAAATGAAAAGTTTAAGGATGATGTACCTTCGAAATAAGGCTAAACTATTTTTTAAAACGACATAGGAGAATATATGTTAGATAAAATCACAAACGGCGTCGCAGCCGCAACGACTATAGGCATGTCGCTTATCGGTCTAGCTATTATACTACAAGTAGTATTTGGAACAGGTGTTCCATTCTTAGGCGGTGACGTCATAGGAACTATCATTAGTATCGTAGCACAACTTGGTGATGCTGGTTTAGTTGGATTAATTTCCGTAGCAGTATTATGGAAGTTACTAACTCATGATGATGCATAACATTCATTCAATAATGAAGTGAGAAACGACGTAAAGGTTTAGGTAGGAGCACTTAACACGTGGGTTCAATTCCCACCTCCTCCACCAAATGGTATTATGTAGTATCATTTAATGGGGGAGACACGGCTTCGATTAGGTAGCAGATCCGCTCAAAACTCGTCAGTCAACAAAGACTTAAACATGAAAATTTAAACGGCAACGATAGCGTTTATGCACTAGCGGCTTAACAGTTAGTTAGTTGAGGTTTTCTCCGGAGTTCCTTATCACCCAATACTCCGGTCCTTTTTTATATACATAATACTATGATAACCTTAACTGACAAAGCCGTTGAAAAATTAAATACCCTAATTACAGGTGATAGGAAACTCAGAATATTAGTAAAAGGCACAGGCTGTTCAGGCATGGCATATCACTTAGAATATAATATAATGGAAACTGACCAAGATGATTCATTTATGGTTAGAGGTATACCTGTTATTATAGATAAAAAGTCACAGGTATATGTAGAAGGTGCAGAGATAGACCATAAGAAAAAAGGTCTTAATGAAGGATTTGAATTTTATAACCCTAAAGAAAAAGCTAGGTGTGGTTGTGGTGAATCATTTACAGTATGAAAAGAAGTGTATTTAAAATAAATACAAAAAGTCATTTAGAAAAAGATTTATTTTTTGATGAAGGTGTGGACATAGCACGGTATGATGTGGTTAAATATCCACCACTCCAAAAATTATATGAAAAGATGTTATCATTCTATTGGACACCAGATGAGATCGATGTCACAAAAGACAAGATTGATTTTGGTAAGCTAACAAAGAATGAGCAACATATCTTTACATCCAATCTTAAGAGACAAATACTATTAGACTCAGTACAGGGCAGAAGTCCTGACCTTGCTTTACTTCCTATCGCAAGTAATCCAGAATTAGAATTACTCATTGAGACATGGGCGTTTTTTGAGACTATTCACTCTAGAAGCTATACACATGTCATACGAAATGTCTACCCTAACCCCTCAAAAGTATTTGATGAGATAACATCTATCCCACAAATCAGCGAGTGTGGTAATGCAATATCAGAACATTATGACAACCTCATCAATTATAGAGGTCCTCACGGTAGCTATAAGCATAAAAAGCTATTGTATCTCTGTATGGTAAGTATATATATTCTGGAAGGTATAAGATTTTATGTGAGCTTTGCATGTTCATGGGCATTTGCAGAATTAAAACAAATGGAAGGTAATGCAAAAATTATTAAATTAATTGCAAGAGATGAGAATTTACATCTTGCGGCAAGTTTAAATATAATCAGAACTCTAATCAAAGACGATAAAGATTTCGTAAAGATTAAAGAAGAAACACATGACCAAGTAATGAAATTATTTGAGGATGCACTAATACAAGAAGAGGAGTGGTGTGACTATTTATTTGGTAATGGTTCAATGATTGGACTTAATGCTGAGCTTCTTAAAGAATATGTACGTTGGATTGGGGCAAAGAGAATTAAGAGTCTTAATTACCATGTACCATTTTCAACACACCTACATAATCCACTTTCATGGACTGAAAAATGGATTAGTGGTGGGGCAGTACAAGTAGCTCCACAAGAAACAGAAATAACATCTTACGTTGTGGGTGGCGTTAAACAAGATGTTAATAAAAAATCATTCGAGGGATTAAGTTTATGAGAGCAGTAATATGGAGTAAGAACAATTGTGCCATTTGCGATAGAGCAAAGGCATTATTAACTAGTAAAAAAATTAGTTATGAAGAAAGAAATATCGAAGATGAGTTCAGTCCTTGGACACCTGAAGATTTCTTTAAGGCAATTCCAAATGCAAGGACATTTCCTCAAATATTAATTGATGGAAAATATGTTGGTGGATATGATATGATGATATCACATTTGCAATTGGGGCAATTAAAATTATGATATGCAATGAATGTAATAGTGAACCTTTTGAGGTTATGATTAAAGATGAAATGGGATTCCCTACTGAAACTATTGAATTAGATTCACCAACTGACTTTTGCCCATTTTGTGGAGCGAATATAGAGTGGGCCAGTAGAGGAGGCTTTGATGCAGATGAATATGATGAAAACAGATTGGACACATAATGAACGACAATTTACTTCTGATGATATTGGTAATTTTTATGGTTTTGTGTATCGCATTACCAACCTGGTCACCGGGTACGACTATGTCGGACGTAAGTATTTTAAAACAATTAGAAAGCTCAAGCCCTTAATTGGTCGAAAGAATAAAAGACACAAGACAAAAGAGACTGACTGGCAAGATTATTGGGGTTCAAGTAATAGACTCACTGAGGATATAGAAGCTCTAGGTAAAGAGAATTTCAAACGTGAGATCATTTGTTTATGTAAAACTCGTGGTGAAACAAATTATATGGAAGCTAAGATACAATTTAATGAAGATGTTTTATTAAACCCACAAAACTATAATGGTATTATAGCTATTAAGATTGGATATGGTTCTGTTAAAAATTTAAGTGAAGACTATGTACATTCAGATTAAACTATGATATAATAGAAGTATATTATGAATATAGGTAAGAAATGGTACTAGTTGATTTTAATGGTCTAGCTATAGGTTCAATCATGGGTCAGTTAAATCATGGTGAAGAGTTAAGTGAGAATTTAGTTAAACATATAATTCTTAATAACCTTCGTATGTATAGAAAGAAATACCCAGAATCAGTTCATGGTAAAATAGTTATATGCTGTGATAGTTACTCTTGGCGTAAAGATGTTTACCCTGAATATAAAGCCTCTCGCAAAACAAATAGAGATAAAGACAAATATAATTGGACTGAGATCTTCGATCTAATAGAATCTACTCTTGATGATATACGTTCTAATTTCCCTTATGCTGTTATTAAGATTGATAAGGCTGAGGCAGATGATATCATTGGAGCATTAACTATAGAAAAGTCCACACCTCTTATTGGTGAGGATGTAGTTATTATAAGTGCTGATAAAGACTTTATACAATTACAAAAGCATGGTCATGTCACACAATGGTCACCTATGTTTAATAAAGTTGTCAAAGATGATAATCCTGTCAAGTATATATTCGAACATATTCTTAAAGGTGATTCGAGTGATGGTGTTCCTAATGTATTATCTAATGATGATGTGTTTATTACTCATACTCGTCAACACCCTATGACTAAAAAGAAGTTAGCTACATACTGGGAGAGTAGAGATAATCTCAAAGACGTTATGCCTCAACACGTATTTAGAAATTATATGCGTAATAGAGAAATGATTGACTTAGAAAGAACACCTGAAAATATTAAACAAGAATCTATATCTCAATATGAGAATTATAAATA